CGCCGATATAATACATTCCGTTGATTTTGTTAGTGGTTTTGTATAGGACGTGAATCATTCTGTTTCAGTAAGTGGTTTATTTTTGTTGTAAAATCAATAAATTAGCGGACACAATTTCTGGAATATGGTTGTGTCCCATATCAAGACCTGGATTATGGGATATTTAGCCAAGGAATTGAGTTCTCTCATCCTCGCGACGTTTTACGATCCCAGGAACAACTTTACCAGCCGCTTTGTTCCACATTAGAAAGTCGTCTCCAGCCTTACACCAGCTTTGGGTATTCACATCCTTACGAAGCGTACTGGAAGCAAAATTACCTACACCAACATTATACATGAAAGAAAGTAACGCATCCACTTGATTCTGGGTTAAATCAACAGTAATATATTCCTTTAATTTTGGAATAAAGATTTGGTCCAAGGCGTTTTCTAACCAAGTTGAACACTGTTGTTTGGTTGTAACAAATTGAAGCGTGAGAACAACATTTGGATCAATAGTTGTAAGAACAGATTGAGTAGTTCCAAAACCTACTGTAATAGGTTCCGAACCGGTTGCTGGATCAGGATAACATTGCACCATACCATTCGCTAGAACTTTAGCAAGTCCTTCTCTTATCTGAAGTTTATCCAATCCATCTGATGAAATAGTCCAACTATCAGAAGGAAGAAAAGTTTTGGTATTTGGATCGAAATTACATGTCATGGAAGTACCATTTGCGTTGCTATCTGGAGGTTGTCCATTATCTAGGAATTGACTTTGTTTATAAGCCACTCCGGTATCCGAATCCAATTGTGTGAAATTCTGAGGAAATGGAACAGGAGTTGTTTCAAGTGGAGCTTGTCCCTTATTTGGTGTTGCAACTGCTGGGGCTGCGGCAATACTATTACCAGTTCCAATCTGGGCTTCTTGGGCCCCAAGCTCACAATTGATTTCCGAGCCTTGAATGTCTACTGCACCAGAACAAAATAATTCCAATTGGCCTGCGGCTGTTAGAAAATTTGTTCCCTGGGCATTGATATGAACATCGCCTTGACTTGTAAAGAATTGTTTGAAACCGGTGACCATTGTTGCCGTATCATCAATATTAGCATTATAAGACTTCGCTTTGATATTGAATGAGCCTCCAACAGAAAAATTTGCATCTCCAGCAACGCCAACATTTAAATTATTACCGCATTCAATATTCGCGTCACCAAGAATCTTTACATAAGCTCCTTCACCAACTGTAATTAAACAACGCCCCATAACATGAACGAAATCGTCGCCCATTGTTATGGAATATCCTGATCTGGTGATTTTTTCAACGCGGGTTCCAGTTGGGTAAAAATCAAGGAAAGAACCACTCCGATGAGTAAACGTGATTCGTTCTTGGTTAGGCGTGTCATCGTATTCGATAAGATGGCCTGATTCTGTTTCATAAGCTTTATTGTATGGATAAAGAGGATTGTATGCTGGATATGGCTCGTCCCAGGTCAAGCCTGTTGCGGTCACCACGCCTTTATCCAAATTTGTTTTTCTGGTATTGATTACTGTATTTGCTATATCGTAACGGGTGGCTCCCGAAAGACTTGGTTTATCAAGATCAGCGTTTATTGGATAAAGAGAAGCTGTATTAGAGTTTGTGATGACCACACCCGATCCATCAACATTATAAGTGATCTTTTGAGGCTTTCTTGGTGCAGATTGTAAATCTGTATTGGATCTTTGATCGCTGAATCCTAAACCTTGGCGCGCCGTTTCTACTTGGAATCCAGGAAGAATTCCCAAAATGACTGGGGTTTGACATGAACGACCATCAGCAAAAAATCCAAATACAACATCATTTTCTTTAAGAGCCAATGGTGGTGCACTGAGAGCACTCTGCATGACTGTAGCCCATGGTAAATCTACAGATGGTATATCAGTCAGAGAAGCGCTATGAACATTAAAACAACGCACTTGGACTCGACTAAGCGCCAATGGATCCTGGCGCGATTCAACAATTCCCATAAACCATATGAATCCATCAAATCCTGCAACATTTTTCTCAAAAGGACCAGCCATTATTTTTCCTCAGGATCTGCAATAGTATAACCACCATAATAAAAACTCAAACTTAAAGGAGGATTTTTCGATTGTAAAGCCTCGTTTATTGAATCAAAGATTGGTTTGATTTTTTCAAAATCAGGTACAGGATGTATTAACGACACATGTGGGTGGTAGTCTGGAAAGGTTCCTTTGAATCCAGCATCAGAAAATTTCTTATTTAAAGCTGCAAGTTCTGGCGATACCAAATTCAATACAATATAACCTTTACCTTCCTGACCAGCCCAATGTGATAATCCGGTTCCAATAGCCGAAAATCTTTCGTCTGAACTTATATATGGTAGGTCTATATTATAGGCTGGTGTATTACTGTATAGTAAAGTACAGTGGAAATCATCCAACAAAGGAATAATTTCCTCAAATTGATAAAAATAACCGCAAAGTTTTCTAATTGTGTTATTTGTAGGAGTTACCTTAATAAAAATACCATTTGGCGCGTTTATGGTCACGCATTCACTCAATAAAAATTGTCTAAATCTAATCATCTCTGTTTCACCGCTTTCATTGTTGGCGAATTATCCAATGGAGCGTTGAGCGTTCCACTCACAGAATCGCTTAACAGTTCCATTACCGTTGTGGATGTATCGTTGATGAATATATGGTGCACTGCGCTGACCAAATACGAACCAGAACGCGTTTCGCTCACCTGATTACCAGCAGAATTCTGAGGAACAGCTTTGGGTAATTCAACGTCAACAATCCTTCCCACCTTCATTAGTATATCCCCAGGAATTGAAATAACCATCTTAAATTGGAAAAGTTGCGCCAATTTCATAGCCTTCTTTTGTAACCAATTCTCAGGATGGGAACCATTAATTTTTGGATCACTATCAGACGTAGGATAGAACTTCAACAAATAGTCCGAATTACCCAACAAAGGTACATTGAAACGATTCTTGGTTGAATTAATGGGCAGATTATCATTCAACAACGTAAAATTGTTTGGATCAAAGGTAGTTCCACTAAATTTTCTATTGACAAAATCGTACGATAATAATGAACTTCCGAATGCTCCATATCGTCCGGAAGCCAAAATATCAAAATCTTGTATAATCCGAAGAAAATTAACGCTGTTGATATTATCTTGCGCGCTTGTAGAAAGTTTTGGCGTTTTAAAGTATTTTTGATAGATTGGAATTTTCAACAAGGTTTCGTATGCCACAAAATTGAATCCATCACGATTCTCAAAGAACATGAATAAAGTTCCATCAGAAGAGTAAGCACGCGTAGATAACCACTGAATTGCTTCCAATGGATTCATTCTTGGTATAATGATGTTGAATAGCCCTGTTGTTTTATCCCATAAGCCTGTTGAAGATTTTGGACCGCTTACTCCCAGTTGATTCAACATAACGTCCTTTACCATATCGCTAATAATCATCCCTTTATACGATTTGGAAAGAAATCTCTGGCTGGATAGGACAAGTTCTTCAGAGCAAAAATGAAGGATATAGTTCTGTAAACTAGCAGTTTTAAATTCGCGGTTGGATACCTTATAAACACGAAAAACTTTCTGGATTGGTTTGTCTAAAGTAGGTTTATCAATATCAATTTGAAGCCATTCATTACCATGAATTTTGAAGTTTGCTATAAGATCCAAAGCGTCACCCATAAGAACGGTGCCGGTCATACAAGCTCCAAACAAATCCTCATATATATTCAATTCCACATAATTGTTCTTAATATCAACAACCTGACCATCGGAAGTAATAATAGTCAAAGCTTTAATTTGGTAATCACCAGAATAAATTAATCCTGCTTGATTTGAAGGAGCAAGACCAGGATTTGTAGTATTTGTATCCATTATTGATTTAGCAAATTCTGTAATTCTGTCTCGATCTGTTGAATGTATCCTGGTTGGATTAATTTGATTGAACGATAGGACTCGTTGGTATTAATGATTTGTTCATAAGTAGAAATCCAAACCAACAAAACTGATTTATCAACCTTTGTCCCATCATCAAATATTGCAACTGAATTCGCTCCAACTTGGATGATAGGATTATCCAATGTAGGTAAAACGTTTGATCCATCAATTGATATTACAGAATTTGATATAACGCTGGTGTATATTTGTGTATTAGAGCTTTGAAATTTTGTTGATGTTATGATTAATTGCTTCTCAATATGATCTGTGGTTATTTGTGTATTAGCAACAGAACCATAATTATTGATCATCAAAGTTTCAAGAGAATCCTGATTCATTGGCCATTGGAAATATGGATCAATAATTTTGTTGGTAAAAAGAATAATCCAAGCTCTATTTGGATCACTGTAATATTTCGATGCAATAGAATCCGGCGTATCTCCATCCTTAACATCATACGTGTAATACACAGATATATTGCTTATAATAGAATCCAACATACGAACACGCGTAAAAATGTCTGTCACTTGTTGGAAATCATTAAGCGATGGATCTGAAAATGTGTAAAGAATCTGCGGAAATTGTTCAAAATACTTCATTGTTAAAATCCGTTCTTGGCCGCAATAAGTTCTCTGGTAATAATCTCACCTTCCTTAAAGCGAAGTTGTACGGTTATATCCGCAGGAGCACCATCAATCATAGAAGCAAATTGACCCGCTCCAGCATGGTTAATATCAATTGCTTCAAGAACACAAGTGCTGATCTGGCTTATGTATTGATTATCAACATTACCAAATTTGAAAGTGATATCAAATTGACCTGGAACAATAAAATAACGTCCTAGTCCTGTGTTATTGATGGAAGGACTGCTATACATCTTAAATGTATGAATAATATTCCAAATAGCTTGGGTTTCTGCTGGTGATCTTGGTTGGAATTTGAATTCAAATATGAAGGAACGATTTTGTGTTCCACGATAAATCAATTCCACTTGGGGATTGACGGCAACACCAGAACTCTTCAATAGCAAATCTGTATAGCCTGGTCCAACCAATCCTGTTGCTTCGGTCAAAGCGCCTGCCGTTTCCCGTCCAGCATCAGAATTCTTAAGATTGGAAAACGCTTGTTTGAATAAGCCGCCATGCAATACCTGATACGCGACTTCCCAACCATCACTAGACATTCCTCTAGTAATATCTGTTCCCAACGCTGATGCTAAACCAAGTTTACCAAGAGCTTCCGTTGCACTAACAGTCCCATAATCGTGGTTAAATGATGTCATAACCGTATCGGGTATGTAAATAGCAATGGATGTTTGGATACGTTTAATTCTTGGTTTAAAGCTGATAGTGTCGGATAATTCTGAGATTGCCGCACCACCAATTGCCGTTTTTGTTGCTGTGCCCAATCCTTTACCTGCTGCTTCTCCTAAAGAATCAATAAATCCACTACCAGAGGAGCTGAATTGTTCGACAGCAGCTTTAGTACCATTAATTGTTGCGGCAGTTGCTACGCCGCTAGCTGTTATATTTGCTGATTGTTGTTTTCCGCCAGGAGAAGATACGTAATCAATGTTATTCTGACTACGACTTTGAACGTTTGAGCTAGGAACCGTTCCGTTTTTTATGTATGGATCGTTATCAGGAAGGTATATATTAAATACAACGTAATGGGGTACGTCTGCTGATCCAACATTATCTGGATATTTCAACATGCTGAGGTTATACGTTGAACCAGTATCTAATGCGGCAAGTGGACCTTGTCCTTGTGGATTTGGGCCTTGTGAAATGATAGGATCTGCTGGTGTTCCGGCCATTTATTTTCTCTTGATTCTCTTGGTATTTAGGGTACCAAATCCCAAGTCCTTTTCTGTTAAAACCTTAAAAACCCAACCACGTTCTTCACAAAAATTTAATGCAGCTTCCCATTTAGCCTTATTCACAGCAAATATTTGTATATCTCTCATATATCGTTTGGATACTCTCTTAGACTTTGGAACAGGAGGTTGTTTTGTTTGAGCAACTGGTTTTATTTCTATCAAAAATATTCTATTATCTTTGGTTTTATATTGGAAATCTACAAAATATCTATGTATTCCACCATCAGCTGGCGATACATATGGTATAACTGTTTCTTCTGATGACCACTCCACGATATTTGGATCCTTATCCAAGCGGCACATGTATGCCATTTCCCAAGAGCTTCTAAAAACAATATTTGTTAAATCACCACGATATTTTTGAGGATGAATTGGTTTAAAGAGACCTTGAAGATATTTGGCCATGATGGAGATAAATACATATAGACTCATGCTATTTAGCCACAATGATCAATGATGTAAAGAAATTTGGTACTCCCGCCAATCGTCCTACAATTGGAGTTTTAACTCATTTTGTATATGACGCCAAATTGAAGGATATATTACCAACATGGGATAAATTTCCTTTGTGTTTACCAATACATCCATACAAGGACGGTTTTCTAGGTCTCAATCTTCATTACGTTCCACAAAGAACCAGAAAGATCATTCTTGATCAACTTATGAAACATGCTAAGATATACAAACGGAACCCTAAAACCAGAATTTTGGTTGATTATATGTTCCTAAAGCACGCTTCAAATTTCAACGATGTAAAACCTTGTATCAAACGCTATCTCACGACACACATAGAAAGCGTCTTCATTAATATTGATCCTATCTATTACAACAAAATCATAAAAATGCCTACTGCCCAATGGGCCGGCAAGAGACCTTACTAATGCCATTTGATATTAACGAATTCGTACAACACTTTGCTGCCTATAACGAACGAGCAGCTGTAGATAAATTTGATGTATTGGTTGCATTACCCACAACTCTTATCAATACATCAGGTTCATATGGTTCAAGAGAATTATCGTTACAATGTGAATCTGCTGAATTTCCTGGAGTGGAATTGATTCCTATTGAATATCGACACTATGGCTTTGTTCGTCGAATTCCTCACCACATCAACTATTCTCCAATCTCATTGACTTTCTATTGCACCGGTCAGATGATTGAAAAGAGTTTATTTGATGCTTGGATTAATACCTGTATCAATGTAGGAGGGAATTCCGCTGGTTTGATTAATTATCGTCAAGATAATCAAGGCAATCTCCAATACGAAGGAACCATACAAATACGTCAATATAACCAACAAGGTGATACAACTTATGTTGTACAAGCAGAAGAATGTATGCCTGTCTCGATTAGTTCTCTACCAACCAATTGGTCTGATGATAGCACACATCGAGTAACAGTAACATTCGTCTTTACCAAATGGCAATCACAATTACTGCAGACTTCTGATCTTGATTTACCAATTAACAATTTTACCAATCAACTTCTCAATGTTGGTGCTCAATTTTTGAACGGCTCATCTTCCACAAAACAACTTAGTCAAATTATCGGTCGCAATTCATTAAGCAATATTATATAAGGATTCATTATGACTTTACCAAGAATTGATTTACCTATCTATACCACCAACATTTGTTCACAAAAAGCTTCCGTTAGATTTACGCCATTTACAGTAAAAGAAAGCACTGTTTTAATGATGGCAAAAGAAAGTGGCGAAGTGAAATCAATGGTTGATGCTTTGAAGCAAGTTCTAACCAATTGTTTGGTGGACAAGCTTGATATTAATAAACTTCCTATGGTGGATTTGGAATGGCTTTTCCTTCAAATCTACATGAAATCTAGTGGTGAAAAAATACCAGTTCACTTCAAATGCACCAATACATACCAAAATAACGCTTGTGGAATGATTCTGCAATGTGATGTGGATTTGAATCAAATCAAACTCGAAATTCCAGAAAAGGGATTTGGAAAAATAATGTTGAATGAAACAATTGGTGTCCAATTACGTCTTCCAACATTTGAATCCACACAAAAGGCTCTTATGGTTGAACAATCCTTACAAGATCACATGATGGCTGCTATGTGTATTGATTACATATTTGATGAGCAAACAGTGACCAGATCGGATGATGCTACTCCAGAAGAACTTCTAGAATTTGTCCAACAGATAGAGATATCAAAATATAATGAAATTGAAAAATTCTTGGATTCTATACCAAACATTAGTCATAAAGTAAATACAACTTGTGTTAAATGTGGTTATAACCATGAAATCAAGTTGGAGGGTTTGGAGGATTTTTTCGCGTAGTGCTGCCTGAGCAAGCACTTAGGCAGCACTTCGAAACCAATTTTAATTTGTTATACCATCATAAGTTAGACATAAGGATATTTGACTCCATGGTACCCTGGGAAAAGGATGTGTATTTGGCTATGATGGTTCAGGCTGTAGAAGAAGAAAATTTGAAATTGCAACTCCAAGAAGCTGCTAAACGAGCTTCGGCAAAGGGACCAAGACGACCAAGAATGAAAAGAGGCTAATAGATGGCAGCTAAGAAGAAAACACCAGCGGGTTTAAATCTTGAGGACTTTGTCAAAGTTCTCAAGGAAAAAAACCTACCAATACCACCAGAAATCCAACACGAATTGGATCAAAGGGTTGCTCCAAATGAAAAACCAAAGGCAAAAACACCAGAACCACCAAAGCTTCCGGCTAAAAAACCCAAAGCTTCTGTAAAAGGAGCTTCAAAACAAGGAAAGATTAAAAACGAATCAGAAGAAGATTTGTTGGAACGCGCTCGTGAACTTATAGAACAGGAAGGAAAGATGGACGCAAGAATTCTTGCATACCGTCTTTCCATCAGCCGACCTGTGGCACAGGAATTACTGAATAAAATTGAGAAGGACGATTTCACAAACCAATCCCAAACAAAATACGAAGAATCACCAAAAAACGAAGGAAAACGCGTTCATTCATCATTACAAAATTTCCTAGGAAAAGACACAGCCAAAAAACTCATAAAACAACATCCGAATACTCCAGGAACAGAATCTGTATCCTTACAAAATCTTCCTGAATTATTAAACAACAAAGAAAAAAAGAAAGTTCCTGCTACGTCTGCAGATATCAAGGCTATTCGTGCTAGCGTTGATGAAATTCATGAGTATTTGTTTGGTAAGAAGAAACCTTTGGGTTCTAATCTTATAAAGAGCAGACGACGTCAAGGAGGATTTTTAAAATCATTTGTAGGTGGATTGACGACAGATCGATTTGCCGAGAAAGTTTTTTCTGGTGGATTACCAAAATTTGAACGTGCCAAACCAACAGAAAATAAGACGCCATCTACTGTTGAACGCGTGCCAACAGAAAACGTTCCAAACGCTCTCAGCAATATTCAAATGGGTAATTCTGATCAGGCGCAAGCACAACACACCAAAGAATTTGTACAAAAAGAAGAAGACGCAAAAGCCCTTCATCAACGTATCGATAAAATCCAAACATCCATAGACGATATGAAAAAGAAATTGGATACGTTGTTGGGTAGAAGTGGAAAAAATAATTTTGGAAGTATGCTAGGAACAATCTTACAAATGCTAGGATTAGCTTGGAAGGCTATTCGAGCTATTGGCGCCAATGTGGGAAAAGTTCTATCTCAATTAGGTAAGCTCGCAAGCACAATCTTTAGTAACGTTTGGTCAAAACTCAAACCTATATTGGCTCGCGCTGGTTTTGCCGAAACGGGAGCCGCTCTTGGTGCAGCTGTTCTTACGGCTGGTCAGGCCTTAGCCATCGACCGTATGGCCAAATATGAATACGATCGTGCCGCAAGTCCATTCAAGAAATTGGAACAGGATTACGGATTAAAGGCTCTTGGTAATGGTAATTTTGAATTAAAAGGTAAAAAGTATCACAATTATGGAGATAGCGAAGTAAAGGGCAATGATGATCTTCCAGAAGAATATAAGACACTTATCAATGCCAAGACGGGAGATACGCGCGGTGGAACGTCGAAACGAGCTCAGGAGTATATCCAAAAACATGAAGCCGAATTTGAGGCGTTGAAAGTAAAACCTACTCAACCTCCAAGAGCACTCCCAACAGCGCTTTCCAAAGCTACCGAAACAAATAACACACTAGAATCTGATAAAGATTCATCCCCACAGGTTGTAGTGGTGAAAGGTGGAAACAAGACTACGGTTGTCCCTACGCCGTCTCAGAGTCCAATTGGGGTTGTAGTAAGTCCGCGTAATCCAGAACCTTCTGCTGATTCTTTGAATGCAGGACTTTTTGATGCTCCACAAGGCTATGGAGCAATGTATCGTATCTGAAAATGAATGGGCCACCCAGACTCGGACATTAGGGTGGCCCGCATTCATAACAACATTTTGTGCCGTGAGACTTCAACGCTTTGGATTACTCATATCTGATCAGGATATTTTCACCTTAGCTCCATCCGGTTCTGTTTCGCATCTATCCGGAGTTGTAGTCAGCTTAACCTTAACAACCCAGAACCAAGCACCTTACTTCTATTATCAAGTATAATTTAATTTGATTCGAAAGATTAGCGCTTCATAGTTCAACCCTCTGGTTCATTTTTAGAGAATCATTTTATTTACCTATCGAGCGTAAAAAGTTTACTCCTATCCGACGCAAAAGTAAAGCGTTTAAATGAAAAGAAAAAGCAACCGAATAAGAAAAACAATTGGCCAAAGAAGACAAAGAGCAATTCCAATAAGTCTAGTGTGAATTGGTTTGCCTCGTGAGAAAATCTCATCGCGAAAATAAGAAATGAAAAATCCAAGACCAAAAAGATATATTGTAGAAAACATAAGTCACCTCTTTTGGTTACAAACCACGAAAATCCATATTTTCAAATATGATATGTTCGTGGTCAGTCAATTCCGTTTTCAGACCTTTAATCGGGTATTGGGCAATACTTGAGAGCGCAAAACCAAAACCTTCGCGAATATACGATCCAGCATCGTCTCGATCTGCTACGGAATGAGTCAGGCCTGTATGAAGAAGATATAGATCACCCAATAGACGTTCGTGGTATCCGCGATTGATATTGATTATAAAAAGGCCGGTGGGGCGATCCCAGACCCAATTATCAAAATTGTAGCAATTGTAATTTCGTTCTTCGTTTGGTTCACCAAACAAAACTACGCCTGGACAATTATGAACTTCGCTCAAATTATTGGCTTTGGCAGAGTTATTCCAACATCTCTCAATACTTTCTTGAATCCATTCGAAACTCTCTATGCGTCCATCCGGACGCGCTTTGCTAACGCTGCGAAGTCTGACGAAGAACTCGTCTTCAGATATTAGACGCATTTTAATTACCTCCTGGAGCTATTATACTATGGGAAAAGAAAAGGCCAAGCGATTTCTCGCCTGGCCTTATTTGGGAACAACCAATTAAGGTTGCGCCTCCACCAGCTGATTATTCTGCTTCAGCAAGCCTTGCGAACTCTGCGTAAGCGCTTCCATCTTCTCCAGGAGTCTCTGAAATTGCATCCTTGATTTCTCGGTCCATTTCAGCTTCGGTTGGTGGAACGTCATCTTCCACTTTGGCTTGAGCCGCTCTGGCTGGCGCACCAGTTGTTCCAGCCGCACCCAAAACCTTATCCAAGCGCTTCTTTAACTCATCATAAGTCTTGAACTTATCTGGAGCTACTTCTGCCTTGAGACTGTAAAGATCCTTCCAAAGTTTTTCGATCTTAGCATCATCGCCTCCAAATATAGGAGACGGCGCTGCGAACTCAGACTTGTCGTAATTTCGGAAATCTCCAACTTTACGAATCTTAAGCTTGAAATCCGCTCCTTCCCAGAAGTCAAACGCATTGAATTTAACTTCATCTGGATCCACATATGATCCTTCTTCTCTATTGGTTTCCATACCAAGCTTATCTTTGATCTTATCCATAATCTTGGTGCCATACGAATACAAGAAATGCTTTCCTTCGTTGGCTGGATTACCAGCATCCTTCACAACCCAAATATTGCTGATATAATTCAACTTACGCTTACGTGCGCTAGCAATTTCTCGATTTGCCTTCACTCCAGTATCCCAAAGCGCCTTATTGATTTCAGAAACCGGATCATCAAGACCAATAGTCGTCAAAGAGTTTTCAATATACCATCCACCTGGACCTTGAAATGCATGAGTCCACAAAGTTGAATAATCTGGTGGTGGAATGTCGTCAGCCATATCAATGGCTGGACCCATCAAAAAACGAATTACAGCAAAACCATTACCTGCTTTATCAACAGTTGGTTGCCAATAGCGTTCATCGCGGACGAATTTTCTGTTTTGTTGCTCCAGAGCTTTCTGAAGTCTTTCGGCTGAATTGCCTTTGCGTAGTTTTGCAAAATCTACCATTTTTGTATCCTCGTATCTATGTGTACTTTAATATTTTGTGTAAATCAATTCGGCCTTGCGCCGATTCATAATGTACTTGTTATTTAGTCGCGATTTGTTGCAGTTCTTTGTCTACGACAAAATATTTTTCATCCATACAATTGACACCGATCAAAGGACCAATAAATGGTTTATCTTCATTGATATGAAATCGATATTGATCAACTCCTCCATGATCTAAACAAAGATTTTGAGCATTTACTATTTGATTGTTTAGTCTATTCTTAGGATAATCTAATTGGGCTTCACATCCAGTTAAATATATCAATTCGAATATCAACCAAATTATCAAAATAAAACCAATTAAATCTTTCATGTAAATCCCACTGTAGGTTTATCAGGCGTGTCTTCGGAGGTAGCCTTAGAATCTTGCATTTTTTTCAGTCGTTCAATAACTGAATTAAGATCCTGTCCAAGACATTCAACAGCCACAATTACTTCTTTCAGGAAAGCTAATGAAAAATTCTTAGTCAATCTTACCCAAAGTTCCAAATCTTCCTGATTATCATTCAGGCGTGGATTCTTCTTCTGGAGATAATGGCGCCGTGATTCATCACTAGGTATTCCAATATATACCACTTCATCAAATCTTGAGGGTCTTTTAGAAAATCTCTTATCCAATTTTTCGGGATAATTGGTTGTGGCTATGAAAACCACATTATCAATCTGCAGCTCTCCATCCAAAAGAGCCAACATATCCGATTCACCGCGATTATCCAGAATCGCATCAATATCTTCAATCAACACAACAACAGGTCTTTTTGGTTCAATTCGACGAAATATTCGCAAAACTTCTGCTGTTACGTTTGGTGTGGTGCAATAGAAAGAAACTCCACCCAACGCGATAATTTCCAAAGAAATTTGTTGAAGGCAAGCCGTCTTTCCCGACCCAGGTGGTCCCCAAAGAAGAATACCACGTTTCCAAAGAAACCCATGTTGGCGGAAAACATTCTCACGAGTCCAGAAAAATTTAATTGAACTCAAAATTTCGGTTGTTTTGGAATCTGGAAGAACTATCAGTTGATCTAAATCAACTTTCTTTCTAACCAAAAACGGCCCACGTTGATCACTTATTGTTGGTAGATATTGGCCTGAAGGAACTTGTTCAACAGTCTTTTCACAAGGGAAATAATAATCGCCAGAAACGGACCACATCTTGTGTTTTCCATTAACAGCTTCATCCAAGAAATCTCTGTTATTAAAATCTTTGAATCCAGGAGTGTCATCATCGTAAATACTGGATGGCGCAGTCAACGCTTTCAATAAACTCATTTATTTTCCTTAACTCTTCTAATCATGAAAAAACCAGTCTTACCATTTGTATTATGACGGGCGTATGCGTCCATATGGTAAATTTTGATTACATTTGGAACTCTATCCAGATAGATCACTACCACTAAATGATATTTGGCAGCTATTCTTATTGGTAATTTTCCTGTCTCTAAGCAAACTCCACTTGGACAAAGATCAACAATTTTATGCCTGGTACGAACCTTTTTCCCATTAGCTTCATTGATTAAATATGCAACCGTATTTTCTGGAACCTTTCCTCTTACATGCTGTCTTCTATTACTATCTTTGTTTTCTTCCACTATCAATCTCCAGTCGGCAATCTAGAATCTCTACCTCCAGGCAAATAATGAAGCGCCTGTGCTTCCACTTTAAGTTTGGCTTTAAGCGATGGAGTGATGAGTTTCTTAACTACATCGCTTTCAACTCCGGTTTTTTCACAATACTGAACCAGAGCTTCGAGATGAGATATGTTTTGGGTATTGGCAAGACTTTCGACTGCTTGGGAGAATTTGGTTTTATCGTCAATTTTGGTCATAGTAATCTTTACCGCATTCGACATTTCTGACAAGTATTTTCAATCTATCATTATCCATAAGAATCGTTCCAGCACAATTATCGCTGTGACTACCACGTCTTACGGTTACCGTTTCAGCACGCCACCTCGTATTATATATGTCCATACAATCCAAACAATCTTTCGATGGACGTTTGCCTTGATATCTTGGGTGTTTCTTACAAGAGAGGATAATCGCAAATGACATAATGTATCCTTGGGAAAAGATTGGTGGATGATTGGATAATAAGGACACCCACCGAAACCCCAGACGAAATCAGGCTGCTAGAGCAAGCTCTACAAACCCTTCATCGAATGCGCTATCGTTTGCATTTAACGTTTTGTGCTGCTTAGGGCAGTCACCAATCCGGTAGCCAATGAGTTATGCCGCGCCCAATCGAAACTGTTCAGGCCCATCAAAAGTGCACGCCATTGATTATCAAGAAACGACCCGACATATGATCTCCAGGCTCGTGCACTTTTGGTGGACCTGGCGGGTATCGCAACCCGCGTCTTGAACACCTTTAGTCAGAAGTTTACTACCATTCAACCTTATATAGTTTAGACTCGATTTCTGTAATCAACAAGCACTAAATCTCAGAAGTCTATATTGGAGTAAATCACCCCTTTCACGAATAGGAATTGGTGCTGTTGCAATTGCAGTGATTTGGTTTCCCAAATCAGGTTCACGAAACCCTATTCCATGTATATTCCGTTCTCTAAGATGAATTTGCGTCTCTATCAAGGCGTCTTCGTCCTTAACACCAATCACCGTGAAATACAATTCACGACTTTGTTCCCAATCAATTCTATTTTGATCACGCAAATCGTATCCTAATTGAAAAGCCGCGTGCATTCCTTGAACCGCTTGATACTCTGGTGAAATATCCTGGCGAACAAAAATGTAAACGTATTTCCTATTGAAATATTCGTCACACTTATTACTATCAATCCAAAGTGATAACATCAACCTTTCGTATTTTATTTTTCTATCTATCCCAAGACTGGCTATTGGCACTCCCAGAACGGTTCCTTTACAAGTATCATGTCGAGCCAGTGCAATAGCCTGTTTAAGACCTTGTAGCGGTTTATAACCATTATCCAACGCATTTTTATTGGTTCTTGGAACAAATGCTTTCAAAAGGTCACGAAGTACCAAATCAATACATTTATTTTCATCATCAGATTTATGCATCACGCGTAGAATAGCACGCTCTACAACGTGAGCTGAAGTCAACATTTTATTTTTGTGGAGATTCTTCCACGTTTTATTTAGATTCAACATTAGATTACCCTTACAGTTGTTTGATTGAAATAGATTCAAAAATAACTGTAAAGGGCGGCCCACGAATTTCATAATATACCTATATGTCTGGTAAAATCTACAAGCCTTCGTAATCGTCAATCATTTGGATCTCGCAATCTCAATATTTCAAGTCTAGCCCGTTTTAGAAGATCAGCCAAATCTAGCCGTTCTGACACTTCGCAATAAGTTCCACTTCTAACATCTCTTTCAAAACCTAATAGGTCATCCACAAGACATTTATCTGGAGCGTTCATATTTAGTTGAATCTCCATCCAAGTAACAAAAGATCCCGACCAGCATTAGGACTACAAGAACCTCCACAAGAAAAATGAGTATACGTAATGGTCAATGGAGCCTTGTAGAATTCGTACGCCAATTGAAGATTCGCGTTGACATTTCCACCATTATAAGGTAGATAATTGGTCATGTAAGAAATACCAATACCTGCCCGAACCGCTCCAAATTTATTACCATACACAGTATCTTCAAAAATGGCTCGCCAAGCCAAATTGGATTCACATTGGTGATTACCGGCTCCGTCTATAGGACAGTTCTTCCAAGTAGAACGCCCAACAGCAAACATACCAATCACTATATCAGAACCTTTTACCAAATTTGTTGGTTCAACCAAATCAATACCGAATGTTGGAGTAACTCCGCGAATTACTGTTGAACCAACATTAAATTGGACGTATGGCTTCTCGTCGAATACTGTGGCCGAATGAGCCCTATTGACCCAAAGACCAACAAGAATCAGAAAAATCAATGTCAAAACTGCAAAAATAGCTCCTGGCGCCAAATTGAACGGCGCATGAGCAATAATCCAAGCTTTAAATTTCGACCACATAATTTACTCCTAATGGTTCAATATGATTATTGATATGGCTGAACAAGATATCAGCCATAATACTCCAACTAAAGCGGCTCCTGTTGAATGATCTCCAGAAAATTTCCAATAATGTGGAACAAAGAAGGATAATGATGTACCAATTCCTCCAATTAAAATAAATAAGAATGAAAATATCAAATTTGCGATGCTCATGCTTATTCTCTGGCTGACTCAATGTATTTAATGTGCTTTCGTATGTATCTCATAAGAAGCAACGCTTTCTCTTCTGCTTGGAATGTTCCATCACCTGTATCTGCAATCGGAACTGGAAATCTGAAACCAGTCTCCGTTTCGTACCAAAGCTCATTAAGTTTGTAATATACAAATCGAGCCTTCTTATTATCAGAAACCATTTCCTTAATATTCATATTCAATTTGAATTATTTGTAGTTATATGGTTTGACCGTGTGATTTATTCCCAAGGATTTCAACAGTTGGGAAAGCGCTTTTGGATCGGTTGGTAAATCCCAATAGTTACCGATAAAGATAGCCTCTCCATCCTTATGGATTTCAACCATTGCACAATTTTCGTCTTCCAATATCTCTATATTCATGATTGTCCTTTGGAGCGCGCAGTGGGACTCAAACCCACGACACACGGTTTTAGGGACCGCTGCTCTTTCTCTGAGCTATACGCGCTAAATTTCCTCTGCCCAAACAACTAAAGAATTTTTTCGAATTCGTTGACGGATGATTGCTCCAAGATTTCCACAATGCTCGTCACCTTTTAAGTTGGGATTAATATAGACTTCAACTCTATATTTATCGCCAAGCATAAATTGTTCCGAAACCGTTAACACGCTATGATAAACATAACTTTGTTTTGGTAATAAACAACCGCTTCGCTAATACAACTAAATTTCCGCAACATTCATTTTCCAGCAACCATCATAAGAATATCGTACGCGCAATCATGAACTGGATCATGTTTGATCACTTTGGTGCGAAAATCAAAATCAGGAACTGATGCATAACCGCGAACCACCGTATCCTTAGTGATGGTTAACATAGTTCTAACGTCAAGCCAACACCAAAAATTAACAAACGGTTTCATACCAGCGTGAACTGCAAAACTATCAAGCATTATTTGATCCAATCCGCCACGCTGCCAAAATGTGTATCCATTTGGAATAGTCAGATTTCCATCTGATCCACCCATTTCTTTGTTAACAAATTTGAATAATTCTGTTAATCCACCAATAGCGTTCAATTCAATATCAGGATTAGGATTGAAAGACTTTGTTCTGCTTTGTGGAGTCTGCTCGGACCAAAATTGCATAGTTCCTTTATCAGATGCACGTCCCATCCGGAATTGTTCTTTTGCATTGAATTTCACGAATAATGCACGATCCAATAATCGTTGATAAAGAATATCCGGACCTTCAGACATATCCTCATCAAAGGTGAATGGAATACAAGCGAACGAAAGAACAACCGCGTTACTTTCAACACCAAGAGTTTCAACATCAAACATAAACTGATCCATATCATTCACCTTCTAAATCAGAAATCCAATTCTCAATTATTTCATCTGACCAAAAATAATCTGGGACTTCTTGACTTTCCGTTGCTTCATTCCAAACCAAGTCTACCAATTTTTGTAAATCATCATGAGATACAATATAAATTTCCATATTATTCTCGATAAAACAAATGCGTTCCTATTTGGCCTATTTGTTCAGTTCTATCCGCCCAATCCGGATGAACGTAAACCGCATGATAAAGCGTCGCTCCAGATACATCAGCCAATAGTCTATGTTTCAATAAGACTTCTCTGGCTATTTCTCGCGATTGCTTATATTTCTTTTTGTTAAGTTTCCTTTTTGGTTTACAGGTCCAACTAAATTGACACACAACCTTATGATTTCTAAAATCCACATGTCTTTCGTATACCACACCACAAACTGTCTTTGGATAATCAGGACTCTTGACGCGATTCCATACAACAGTTGCTACAGCCAATTGCCCTTCGATAGATTCAAAACCAGCCTCGTTATAGATATTATCCGCCATACAAGCCAATTCTAATGCAAGATTATGAGCTTTAATTCTCTTTTCAAAAATTGGTTTGTAGTGTTCTCCCAATTGTTCGGAAAATTCTCTATATGTTATTGGTTGTTCAATTCTTGTTGAAGTTGAATCAACCTCACGAAAAATTAATAAACTACCAACAATCGCTACAAAAAATGTAATCAGAAACCAATGTACGTTCCGCATGACCATCCTCGATGGGTTGTATTATGGGAGCGTTCATTATATCTTATTTTCCTTGTTTTTTCAAGCTCTTTTTGTAATCATTTACTTTCCGAACATAATCAACCAATAAATCAAAACACTCTGAGATAGATTTCTTGAATATCTGGGGTACTGGTGATTGTTCCACGGCAATAATGATTACACCTTGTTTTGGTCGAATTCCATACAACTCTTCATACATAACCGCGTACGCAGCAACTTGGCAATAGTAACTCCAAATATATTTTTCCTGTTTTACTTTGGTAGAAGTTTTAAGATCCACGACGCTCAACAAATCGGAATAATCTCCAATAATATCTGGAGTTCCTGCCATAAACAAGCGTCTTGAAAATAAAGGAGATTCGATCACCTTAATGTTATCAAGAGCATTAAAACTAGCGCGAACCTGGCTAAATAAAGTTTTTACAATTGGATGTTCAATTTCTGGTTTTTCGTTTCTGACATATTGTTCCAAAACTTTATGAAGTGCCGAACCACGATTGGCACCGTGTTGCGTAGCTCGATCCGCTTCCTTATCGCCAACACGTTTTCTCCAAGCATCCAATCCTTTGGATGGTAATTCCTTAAGAACAGTGGTCACGGATGGAAAAGTTGTCCCATCCGGAAGTCCATAACAACGTTTTCCAGTTACAGGATCATTTATTTGGATCAATTCAGGTGGCGTTACGAGTTGATGATTGAATATTTTCATGAACCTTTGATCTTCGTCACTATTAATAGCAGAAGATAAAATGGTCCAGAAATAACCCAGTCAATTCCAGTCAATTGAACCTTCAACGCTACCAAGTCTTCCAAGGAAAACAGAAAACGTATAGAACCAATCAAAATCCAAACCAATAATCCTATTACAATATATTCTATCATCAATATTTCCTTGGAAAGAATCCGATTATCCAAATCAAAAAGAAAATTGGAGCCGCAAGAATAATTTCAAATCCCTGCAACCACCATCGAATGGTCCATTTCTTTGGTCCTGGTTTAGACTTATTCCCAATACCATTATAAAGCCATATACCGCTAGCAAAAATCCATAAAACCAAACCCAGAAATATCAATAACCAAATATTCATATTGATATCCATAAAATATTATCACAACCATCTTGAGGGCAATTTATTTCCAAATAATCAGAATCCCTCCTTCCAGTTGAATCAGTTCTAAGTTTCGCGTCTTTCCATTCAAAATCAAATTCACATCCACAATCTTTACATCTACCACGATAAATCCTATTAATTTTAAGTTTACCTGGCGTAATTATTGAAATTGTCATAAGAATGGCCACCATACCAAAGGAAGAGTAAGAATCAAACAAGTCATATGAATTGCCTGATCCAAACCAATCACCACAAAGAAATCGTGAACCCGTCCTTCTTTCCAAAGTTTTGAAGAAGCGCGAGACGAGAAGTAATCAGTAATCCAATGCAAAACACAATTGACTATAGCGTAAACTGGTCCCAAATAAATGAAAAAGAAAACTCCATAAGTCAATACGTGTCTTGTTAACCATTCATTAGATGTACTCTTACTTTTCGCCATTTGATCTGTTTGAAGAACAAAATCACTAACGAAATGAATCCAAAAAACATAAATGACGAACGGAACAGTTGGATGAAACATTACCACTCCCTTGGAATATTGAATTTACTATTATCCAACATACCTTTTGCGCCTGGATAATTTTGCTCTATTTGGCGCAAACGATTAGCAAAGGTTACAGGAAGTTTGGCTGCATAGGTTCCAAAGGCACCAGTCAACATCGGAACAACATCAAGATATCGTTCTAGCGTTTCTTTGTTCTGTTCCTTAAATCCATCATACTCACTCATAGGCATTTGGATTTCAATAATCTCGTCTTTCTTGCCCCAATCGCTATCCCTTAATATCAACCATGTGTATGTCATTGATTAATCCAGATTGAAATTGGAACCATTCTCGTTCAAACCTAACTGATCATGTAAATCAGCCATGTCACGATCCGAAATTGTAGTGACCACGTTATCCTGATCCAAGATTGGAGTGTTGAATGGTGCACCACCTCCATCCTTAGACGAATCGGCTACAACGGTAACAGTATTACCATCAACCTTCTTTTCAATTTGGTTGTTATTGGAACGATATTGAGGAACGTCAATCTTGTTCTTCAGACGATAGGCAACAACCTTATTACCATCCTTAATATTCTCAATATCAGCTTTGTGCTTCTTACGAAGATCAAATATGTATACCGCCACAGAAATTTTGGAAATACCCAAAGTTTCCATAATCTTTTCTACTGTGACTTGCTCACCACTCTGGAGTAGAGTAGCCAATTTATAATTTTGTGTAATCTTCAACGCCATAGAAACCTCTCAAACAACAACTCGAACAAATTCAGGTGGAACGTGATATTCAAAATGATCCTTCAGGAATAACATCCGTCCTTCCATAACACCAACAAAATCTGATTGATTAAACGAATGCGGAATTTTTCTCATCTCCCAATGAAGGAACTTAGTAGTGTCGCGGGCGGCGACAGATAGAGCTGCAACCAGATACTGCTTCATAAGTATACCCATCCTCGTCATAGAAATAATCAACCTTTGGACGCGCTCTTTCCCTCCAAATATTTTGTATATTGTTCTTTGATGATAAGCTGTAGAACATCAGATCTGTAAGGATATTGATCTGGAATATCCAACGTCACGATCTTGGATTCAATTTCATCCCCAAGTACACCAGGACGATCACGTAATTTATCAGTTATTGATTGCTCAACACAAACGATTTCATCGGCCCAGTGCAACAAAACCTTATCCACAGGAATCAATGCATAGCTATCGATTCCAGCAGAACGCGTGTTATAACTGAATGGAGGTTGAGAAAGAACAAGCGCTGTTGTTGGTGAACGGAGAAGTCCAGCCGAACAAATAGCTAAAACTCGCTTATATCTACCCTGGTATGGGTTTTTACAAACATACATTCGTTCACCATCATCTATCATTTGCATCAATATTCCCTCAACTTTTTATTGTACGTACAATTCCGGCAATAGAACTCGGAACGATTCGTGTTTAATTCAATATCGTGAATACTGAACCAACACATAAGTCTTTCAAACCAGTTTGGTTTTGCTACAGCAGGCCTGGTCTTTACCTCGTCTGCAGGAATACAATTCTCCAATCCTCTTGGAGGAGTTGTATCGTTCTGAATTCCTCTTAATTCGTCAAACAACAATCTTCCCATTACAATTCAGCCTCATGATGGCCACGAATTTTCCGCTGGATCAAATTCTGGTAAACTTCTTCCCAAGACCAAAGCGTCATATCCTTATTTGGTCTGGAATCAATTCCCGCATCCATTGCTCGACCTGTTACAAATGGATGTTCCTCCAAACCATATTTGGAGTGAATATGACCATAAAGATGGAACGCGCCTTTATGCATGTCTTTCCACTCGTAGGTCGGATAATGATGAAGAATCACTCTTTGGTCTCTGGTATTGGAATACATTCCAGGAGGCTTCAACATAATATCTGCCCATTCCACACATTCAGTAAAAAAATCTTGCAGATATTGGTTGTTTCGGATAATCTTATCGTGATTCCCATAAACCAAATGCAGAATTCCAGGCAATTGTCTCAAAATATTGGCACAAATATTCACATCATTAATGAAAAATATATCACCAAGAAGCCAAACATGATCTTCTGGTCGAACTTGTTTCTTCCAATTATGGATGATAATTCGATTCATATCATCCACATCAACACCTTGGCGCGTATCTGGGCAGAATTTCTTTAGAATGTTGTTATGCCCAAAATGGACATCGGATGTAAAATATGTATTCATAGCATATTATGATAGCGAAGAATTATGTAATAGTCTAGGTTCCGTACAGATGTTTCGTGACCCATATTGCAAACAACGATCCGCTGGTTCCTCCTACTACGTAGGCCAAAAGAGACCAACCATGCAAC